ATCAAGTAAGTCAAATGAATTTTTCACATACGAATTATACAATAGATCCAATTAATTTGACTAGTATTAGATTAGACTGTAATTTTATTTTATTAGGTGACAATGAAAAAACTGATATGACTAATAAAGAACATGAAATATTAATAACACAAACTCAAACATTCACTGGAAGTGTTGGTCAATCTTCTACTGTAGATATATCTACTTTTACAAAACCAATTAAGGAAATGATATTTTCTATACAACGACAAGATTATTATAATTTGGGAGAAATAAGTAATTATTCGGGAAAACCTAAATTTATACCAATGGATTCAAATGGTAATATAGTTACAACAATTACTGATAGATTATGGAATCAGATACCTGATAGACATTTATTAAAAACAATGAGTATGAAATTTAATAGTAATGATAGAGTACCATCCAGAGATTATAAATTTTGGCACTACGTTCAGAATTTTGAACACTATCGGACAAAAATAGATCATAATATATACATGTATAGTTTTGGATTAACCAATAAAGATAATACTGGAAGTTGTAATTTTTCAGAGTTATACACTGCTACATTAAATATTGAATTATCACAATCTGAAACTTTTAAGTACCTAACTGGTTCTTCTAGCGAACAAATTACTGTTGGTCCAGGAAGTAATAATGTTATAAAAGTATATGCAAATAATTACAATATATTTGTTATTGAGAGTGGGAGTGGGACTGGTAATTTAATGTTCTCATAAAAGTATATGCAAATAATTACAATATATTTGTTATTGAGAGTGGGACTGGGAGATGTGATTTAATGTTATAAAAGTATATGCAAATAATTACAATATATTTGTTATTGAGAGTGGGATGGGCGGTGTAATGTACACCATATAAAAGATGAAAATATATAATTATATAATTATATTATATAATTATATAATGCTAGTACCAATATATGAATTAATAGTTTCATTGGATGATTATGACTATAAAATTACTAATACGGATACACATTTTGAATTAATTAGAATTCAATCTGATTCTAAAGGTGATTCACTTTATGTTTTTAAATCACCCAATGAATCTTATTATTTTTATACAAAATTCTGTAAAAAATATAAATTGGAAGCTATAATATTAGACTACTACAATAATAGATTGAATGATAGATTATTTGACCTAAAGTTTATAAAATGTAGTCCTTATCAAATGAAAATAATGTGTTCAATTGAAATAGATTTAATTCACTATAATTATAGAAATCCTGGATTAATATCATTCTGTCAAATATATTTAAATGAAAATTTAAGTAGTAATAATCGATTGGTAAGCTCTCAAGAGATGAGTTGTATTTTACAAAATTCTAGTTTTATACCAAATAATACAAAAGAAGAATATAATCTAGCTAAACTAAAAAAAGCAATGTTGAATTTTAAAATAAAGTTATTTGATTATCAAATGGAATCAATTAGAAAAATGTTAGATATTGAAAATAATAAAACGGGAATGAAAATTGAAAGAACATTTGAAATAAATATAGGCGATACTACTATTATATTTGATCCAGTAAATTCAATGATTGTAAAAAATAAACTATATATAGAAATTGAATCAAAAGGTGGTATTTTAGCTGATAGTATGGGATTAGGAAAAACGTTAACAATGATGGGATTAATATATTGTAGTAATCAAATGAATCGTATCAATCTAGCCAGTACTGTCAATCCAGCCATTACTGTTAGTTCAGTCAATCCACCCAGTTCTGTCAATCCAGCCATTACTGTCAATCCAGCCATTACTGTCAATCCACCCAGTTCTGTTAGTTCTGTAAATCCATTTGGTTATATTAATAGTAGCGCTACATTAATTATAGTACCATCTCATTTAGCGAAACAATGGATTGATGAATACAATAAGGGAATTCCTATCATGAAAGAAATTGGTAAAAAAAAATCAAAAAAATCTGATACAAATGATGCAAATATATCGACCGATATTATTAATAAAAAGGTTATATGTATTTTAACTAAAACACAGCATATGAAAACAACCTATAAAGATTTTAGAGAGGCCGATATAATAGTTGTAACACAACAATTTTTATTAAATTTTAAAAATTATATTGCAATTAATTATAGAGCGGCGTCACCATCATCTTATTCGTCGGCTGATAGAATAAATGTACTTTCCAGTGTATATAATAATTGGATATCAACTAATCAATCGATTGATGAAATGACCCAACCATTATTTGAATTTTTTAATTTTAATCGTGTAATAATTGATGAAGGACACGAAATATTTGAAAAAACACTTTCAACCGTTTTATTAAATCGATGGTTATATGAATTTATAGTTAATGTAAAATCAAAATATAAATGGTATGTATCGGGTACTCCATTTATACACGGGTTAGCCGATTGTCTTAATTATATTAATTTTCAATTAAATATAGATGGTGAAAAAATTAAAATAGAAAAACTTATGTCACAAGGTTATGGTTACAGCAATGGATGTTCAATTTATCATCCTAATAATATAAAATCAATACCTTGTAATATAAATGGAATATTTAATTTTTTAGCCAATGAATTATTTTTAAAAAATATGCTAAAAACTATTATAATTCGTCATAGAAAAGAAGATATCGATAAAACTATTACTATTCCATCATTTACTGAGACTATAGAGTGGGTTCAATTAACCGATTCAGAACGTTCAATATATGATAGTAGAAAATCAAATTCATCGAGATTAACATTACAACAATTATGTTGTCATCCATTAATAGTTGATTCTATGAAAAAAATAGTAAGTGGTAATAATATAGTCGATTTAGATCAAGTACAAGATTTAATGATACGACACCATAAGGAACAATTAATTATATATGGTAAAAAAATAAATACATTAGATACAACAAATCAAGCCTATCATATGTTATTAGCTAATTATAAATCAAAAATAAGTGAATCAACATTTATGTTAAATATATTGGAAAAAATAGCTACACTGCCAGAAAAAAATGATAATATTACTTGTGTAATATGTTTTGGAGAAATTATAATGGATGAAGGATCATATGTATTAACACAGTGTGGGCATTTATATTGTGAAGAATGTATTACTACTTCTATAAAATATAAGGCGGAATGTCCTACGTGTAAAAGTAAAATAGAACAATCTAAATCATTAATTCGAATTGATAAAAAACTAAAGCCTCCAACTGTCAGTGTGAATCCGTTAACTTTTAAGTATGGGGGTAAATTGGGAAAATTGATACAAATGATAAAGACTTTAATAATACAAAATAATACAAATCGAATTATTGTTTTTTCACAATGGGATGATATGTTGACACTTATTGGCAAGAGTCTAGTTGAAAATGGAATAATGAACTCTTTTATTAAAGGAAATGCTTATTGTAGAAATAGTGCAATTAAACAATTTACAACTACTAATGAAAATACAGAATCAAACAAACGTGTAATAATGTTATCTTTAAAGAATAGTGCATCGGGAACAAACCTAACAGAAGCAACTCATATATTTTTTGTAGAACCAATTGATATGATGAAAAATGAACGGTCTACTATTGAAGGACAAGCAATTGGTAGAGCGTGTAGAATAGGACAAAAGAATATAGTACAAGTTATAAGAATTCTCTGTAAGAATACAGTAGAAGAAGATATATATCGAAATGGATATGATGTGAATCGAATCGGTATAGTATCTGATAATTCTATTACAGTTTAATTTAATTTATTAAACAGCAATGGTGAAATATTATAATATCTTTATATAGAAAAATTGAAAATAATATTATTTAAAAAAATAACTTATACTAGTTTTAATATAATAATGGTAGCAATCGGAATTGATTTAGGAACAACTTACTCTTGTGTAGCTGTTTACAGAAATGGTAAAGTAGAAATTATTGCAAATGATCAGGGAAATCGTACAACACCTTCCTACGTATCATTTAATGAAACGGAACGGTTAATCGGTGATGGTGCAAAATCGGTTGCATCACTAAATCCAACAAATACGGTTTATGATGCAAAACGATTAATCGGACGTGAATTTAATGATACGACTGTTCAAAAAGATATGAAAAGTGTTCCCTATAAAGTTATTTCATCGGGTGGAAAACCTAAAGTCGAAGTAGAATTTAAAGGTGAAACTAAACAATTTACTCCAGAAGAAATTGCAGCAATGGTTCTAACAAAAATGAAAGATACCGCGGAAGCATTCTTGGATGAAAAAATTACTGATGTGGTTATTACAGTACCAGCATATTTTAATGATTCGCAACGTCAAGCAACAAAAGATGCAGGGGTAATTGCAGGTCTAAAAGTACTTCGTATTATCAATGAACCTACAGCTGCAGCAATTGCATATGGATTAGATAAAAGCACTAAAGCAGGTGAAAAGATTATCCTTATCTTTGATTTTGGAGGTGGTACTCACGATGTATCATTACTCTCTATCGAAGATGGTGTATTTGAAGTAAAAGCAACTGCAGGTGATACTCATTTGGGAGGATCTGATTTTGATAATATTCTAGTTCAATATTTAGTAGATGAATTTAAGAAAAAGCATAAAAAAGATTTATCGGGTAATAAACGTGCTATTAGTCGATTAAAGGCTGCATCTGAACGTGCAAAGCGTACATTATCTTCATCGACAACTGCAACTATTGATATTGAAGCATTAGCAGATGGTATTGACTTTAATACTACGATTACACGTGCTAAATTTGAAAATCTATGTTTACACTTATTCAAGCAATGTATTGACCCAGTTGAAAAGGTTTTACTCGATGCTCATATGGATAAAACTTCTATTGATGAAATTCTATTGGTTGGCGGATCTACTCGTATTCCAAAAGTTCAAGAATTATTAAAACAGTTCTTCAATGGTAAAGAATTAAGTCATGCAATTAATCCCGATGAAGCAGTTGCTTATGGGGCTGCAGTGCAAGCAGCTATCCTCTCAGGTGTTAAAGATGATAAAACTGATAGTTTATTATTACTAGATGTTTCACCCTTGTCTCTTGGAGTTGAAACCGCAGGTGGATCAATGACCGTTTTAATTCCACGAGGTACCACTGTCCCTGCAAAGAAAACACAAACATTTAGTACAGCAAGTGATAATCAACCAGGTGTTACTATCCAAGTATTTGAAGGTGAACGTAGTATGACCACACATAATAATAAATTGGGTGAATTTCAATTGAGTGGTATCCCACCAATGGCAAGAGGTATGCCACAAATTGAAATTACTTATGAAGTTGATGCAAATGGTATTTTATCTGTATCGGCTGTTGAAAAGAGTACTGGTAAATCTGAGAAAATCACAATTACCAATGAATCTAGTCGATTAAGCAAAGCAGATATTGATAAGATGGTACAAGAAGCAGAACAGTTTAAAGATGAAGATGAAAAAATTAAAATGAAAGTCGAAGCAAAGAATAAACTAGAAGGATATTGTTTTTCAATTCGAGGTACAATGTTAGATGATAGCAAGATGAAAACTGCATTAGGTGATGATAGTACATTGGTTGAAAGTACTATAAATGATACTCTTGCTTGGTTAGAAGAAGATCGTACCACTGAAGAATATGAAAATAAACAAAAAGATGTTGAAGGATTATTAATGCCATTGGTACAAAAAGCCTATCAAGCTAATATGCCTGCTGGTGGAATGCCTGGTGGAATGCCTGGTGGAATGCCTGGTGGAATGCCTGGTGGAATGC